AACTGCTGTGTTCTTTTTGTAAATTGTTAACTGCTAATCTGTTTGTATCTGGTTCTGCAAATTCTTTAGGATAAACTGAAACGCCAGTAGGTTCGCCGTTCTCATNNAGTCTGCTGTTAGGATCATAGAAGCCGCTTGCCGTTTTTCCTAATTCGGCTGGCCTGCCAGGTAATGTACCAACAATAACCATCTCTTGCATAAGGCCGTTACCATCTCTAAAATATCCCCACACCCACGCACCTTCTACNATAAAAGACGGTGACTGGCCAAGACCAGAAATGCCTGCTGAAGTAGTCGGTAATAAAACAGACGCCCAAGGTAAATCACTAGAGGCGATTTTGTTTTTATCGCTTGTGTGTATGCCAAGACATCTTACTCGCAGCCTGCCTAGTTTCTCAGGATCNNNNCNNTCCTCTACTACGCCTACGAAATGTTTAAACTCGGAAATTCCTAAGAAGGCCATTTGATTCCTACCGATAGATGTTTGTTTTTAATGACTACGCTATATGTCATTTAATACTATTTCCTTTCTTCTTACGCAACTCGTCTAGTTCTTCGTTATTGTGTACTATAAAGTCTATATTACTGAGCCAGGCAGTCGCTAGACTGACTTTAGCTTTGATCTGTCTTGTTATGTCTAGTTGGCCCTTAAAGAAATGTGAGTATTTGTTATAATAGTATATATTGTCATACTTTTCTGAAAGGTCATCTATTGTATGTGTAAATGTGTCTTTACATCTATTGCTAATGTCTNTAATCTGCGTTTTTATATTCATTTTATTATCTTTGCTCAGTTAATTGTTTACTTTCATATTGTGGCAGTAGGCCAGCCTCTATGTCAAAAAAATTTCTGACTCTTAGCTGCTCTAAGCCATTATCTCATTATGCGTTTCTTGGTTTGCCTCGTTTATTAATGCCTCGTCTAGTTGATATTGTAGATATGTAATACTATCTAGGTTTTCTCTTGTTGTGTGTATATCTATGTTTTCTTCTGGATATGCGACTCTTACTGCGTCCTTCACACATTCTAAATTCATCTTGTGGTTATCTTTTGCTGTATCTATCTTGTGGTGTATTGATTTTATTAGATAACGACCACTCATATACGGATCAAAGTCTAATGGATTATCTTTCTTTACTGGTTCATAACTAGGTACTTCAAAACTGCATAAATCACCAACTGATATACCTGTGAAACCCTTACAATCTAAACTAATAACCTGACTCTTAAATGATAGTTTTTGTGCATTACTAGCAGGATATATTCGTTCACCATCTGGTCCTTCGTAATCGTTTTGTATCTTTTCTGTTGTAGATACAAAGTTTAATCGTCCTTCAGGTTTATCTGAAATCATTTTGTCTTCTTTAAAGTTAAACAATGGCAACTGCGACTTGCTATCTATCTTACCACCTGATCCATCGTGTTCAGTATGAAATATAGTAGGAAAATATACATTGTAGTCAAAATCTACTTCGCTAAATGTTTTGTTAAACTGATCGTGTGTTACCGTCTTACTAGCATATACACCATTTGATAAGTTCTTTAATGTGTCAAACTGATCTTTAATAGTATAACCATCAACGGTCTGCATTTCTTTTATTACATCTGTTTCACCTGTGCCTTGTTTTACATTACGAGGTTTCATTTGAAACTTTGCTGTTACTGGTCTAGCAACACCACCTATTGCCAACATATTCTCTAAACTTCTAAATCTAAAACCTGTGCTGTCTTCGTAAAATAACATACCACTTGAATTGTATTTTAGTGGTTCTGACATTGATGATAATTTAGCAATTGCTTTTAAGGGTTTCATTCTAGGCATAACAAATTTGTGTAGACCTTTTGTTTCTTCTACAATTAAATTCTTTTTACTATCTAAATCACTTCTCATCATATCAACAACCATTGTATCAATAGGACCTTCATAAGTTTTATTAACTCTTATCATTTCATTGTCAATCATTTCTCTACTGCAAAAATGAAGTACATATATTTGTGATCTAGGTGTCAAAGGCGTTCTATTACTGATTTTATAGATAAACATAGGGTGACCTGTTTCACTACTGAAATCGTAACCTCTACTCGTGCCTGGCGTATATAACTTAAATTCTATGCGTTCATAACCTGTCAAAGGTAAATGTGATATAACAGATTGACCGTCTGCGACTACTACACTTCCTGATAGACCTGTGCCATCAAGTGATTCGTATATGTCTATTTCTAAAACTTGTGTTTTGATTGAGATTGATTTAGCATTCTTATTAGAACCGTCTGCCGATTGATACGACACTAGGACAATATCGTCTAATAGAAATCTACCTGCTCTTGTAAGTTTACTTGTATCTATTTGTGAGTACATAATTATTCATTCATTAATCTTTCAAATTCTTCAACTATTATAGGTAAGAAAGATGGAGATATTAATTTTATTCTGCTTAATCTATCTTGTTCTCTTTGTTCATATTCTCTATTTGAAACTGCTTGTGCGCCTGGGTCTGTACTATTACATTCTATCAAGTGTGAATAATCTATTGATGTTTGTGGTCCACTTGATTGTACCTTTTCATAATGATGTATAGCACCTGGTNTTTCGTATTTGTCATTTACAAATTCTTCAAATGCTTGAAATGATAACGGCCAACCGTGTAAACCATCTGTTACATTATTTGTAATTAATATAATCCAATGTAGTTCAGGACTGCCAAAATGTCTTTCTGCAATAGTTTCAGGTCTCTCACCATCTGCAACAAAATATTCTGAATAAAGACTTGCNTCATNNTTAATTTTATCTCTTATCTTAANTCNTCTCCATANATCACTAACCAGTTTATATTCTTTTGTNCCTGGTATNATATATTGACCTTNAGGAAATCTTGTAAAATACATTAATATCCTTTTGCTACCGTTTCTTTAGTCATAATTTCTGTTTCACCAAATGNTAAGTTCATAGTTATTAATGTAGGNGGAGCACCTCTTTCGTCTGGTGTTAATGTTGATACAACACCTTCAGGTGCATAATCTATAGCACATTGTTTTAATACACAACGACTAATTCTAGGCAAGTATGAGTTTTCATTATCTCTATACATATATGTTATTTGAAATTCTGATGGTACATTGAAATAACCATTAGCACCACTTTGTTGTTCAGGTAACATATGAAATCTAAACAATTGTATTATTTTGTGTACTGCGTCTTTTTCTTTTTCATTCTTTGGTGCAAAAGTAAATGGAAAACTAAACTCTCTAAACGGTACTGATTTAAATATAGATTCTAAATTAGGATTCTTTGCTTGACCTTTAAACTTATCGTATGCTGCTCTTGCGTTCTCCATACCAGGTATTAAACCAACAACACCAAATGCCGCCTCTTTTGTTAATTCTTGTATTACAGCGGTAGAACCTTTTGCTGCTGACTTTAATTTATCTTTAAAACCTGTGTCATTAATTACACCACCTATTCCCATTCCTATATCTCCTGCAAGACCTGTTTCTACACCTTCATAACTAGCAGATTGGTCAAATTTCATTCCTTCAGGTGGCATATACAATATTATACTATCTGAAATATAAGTGTGATTTGATCCAAACTTACTAAAGAGACCTGAATTAACTCCTCTTACTCTATTTTTTTGTACTACGCCTTTTCTTTTTATACCTTTGATATTTCTTATTGTACTTCCACCTTTAAATTCACCTACCACAGCATTAGGATTTTCTACTAATAATCCATTATTGAAAGTTTGAGTTTTATATGCTGACTCATTGTGCATAAGAACATCAAATATAACATAATGTCCATCACCCATATTACTTGTTTCTTGTGGGTAGTATACCGTTCCGTATGAATAAGGATTTTCTTTTATGTGTGCTGTAGGATTATCATTACCTATCTCTAATGGAGATTTGTTTAAGAGTTTAGCAGCGATCTTTGATGTTTGACCTGCATTAGCAAAACTAGACGCAAACTTATTACCTATTGCGTTCATAGCCATAGAGGCAACTTTTCCTTTGATTACATTTGCTACTTTTGATGTCCAAGCCATTTTTATATCCTTACTAAATATTGTTATAACTATTTATATGATATGAAGAAGTCTTTTAAAGGAATATATAAACCAACNAANCCTAAAAAATATGTTGGCAACCCAAATAACATAGTNTATCGTTCACTTTTAGAGCGTAAATTTATGGTCTATTGTGATAACAACCCAGGCATAATAAATTGGGCAAGTGAAGAATTACCTATTAGATATTACAATCCTATTGACAAGAAATATCATAGATACTTTCCAGACTTCATACTAAAAACAGATAAGGGTAAGAAAATGTTGATTGAGATTAAACCTTCTCGTCAAATAACTCGTCCTAAACCACCTAAAAAGAAAACTAAATCGTATATGCGTGAGAGTTTTGAGTTTATTAAAAATCAGGCAAAGTGGAAAGCGGCAACTAGTTATGCTGAAGATAACGGTGCTGTGTTTAAAATTATTACTGAAAAAGATTTAGGTTATAGTTATTAAATATACTCGTCACCATTACTTCGTCTAACATATTTAAATGATGTATCAGGTTCGTGGTCTAAAAATCCAGAAACATTTGTAGCANTTGATTGACTATTAGTTTGATTAGTATTNTTTTGTACATTGACTACACTATTTTGAGAAGATTTAGCACTTTCTTCTGATTCTTTTTTAAGTATTTCAGATGTTTTTAATTTACCACCTGCATTATCACCTATAATATCTTTTATAGTTAACTTTTCATTTTGTTCTTGTTCATCACCCAAATAAGATTGTGTGTCTTGCGTTCTATTTGCTTTTGCATTTTCATAACCATCTTCACCTGGTTGATAAATTTGTCCATCATAATCAACAACAGGTGCATTTGAGGCGTCTTTTGATTGTGCTAAAAATTCATCTACATTATTTTCTTTTATAGTTGCACCAGTATCAGCAATGGTATAAGTGTCATCATCCATTCTATTATATTCTTTTTTTCTTTCATTTTCAATTATCTTATCTGCTTCAGCGTCATCTTTGTCACCACCTAATCCTAGTTTTCTACCTATCCAAGAGTCTGCAATCCAATCACCTATTGATTTAAAGAAACCAGCAATCTTATTCCATATTTTTTTAAAGAAATCTGCTATAAGATCAATTCTTTCTGCAACAAATTGAATTGCTGATACTACTAAAAGAAATGCAGCCGCTATCATTACTCTAGCAGTTTTGAAAAAGTTTACAAGACCTTTAAATGCTTTTTTCAAACCACCTGCTTGAAATAATGAAGTAAATCCTTTGAATACACCTTTACCAGCAGACGCAAAAGATGTCATTGCTTCTCCGATAGTATCAGGTATAACCATAAATGCTTCTTTTAATTCCTGAAACTTACTAAATCCTTGATCTCCTCTACCTGTGTCTGCTGACATTCCTGTTTTCTTTTCAATCTTCTCATTCTTTTCTTTTAATTTAGCAATCTCTTTTTCATTTTGTTCTATGTCTTTTTGTGCTATTACTCTCTGGTCAGCACCTTTTTTATCTGCTTCATCAAGTGCCTTTTGTAATTGTACTCTTTCAAGTGTTTTTGATGTAATATCTTTTTCATTTTGTTTGTACTCTTGTTGAAGAGCAAATACTTCTCTTTGTGTTAATAATACTACTTCATTGCCTCTTATTTCTGCCTTCAAACCTTTTTCTCTAAAATCAGCAAGTTTGTCTTCTAATTTCATTTGTCTATTATTAAATCTGTCAACCGTATCTGCTAAATCTTTATTATATTCTCTTAAATCAATTCCTAATTCATTAGTTAATTTAACTAATTTGTTTATTGCTATGGCAAAGTTATCAACAGGACCTGATTTTAATTCGTCTGTTATTTCTTTTATCATAGCAGGAACATTACCGATAACTGATTGTGTAGCAGCTTTTAGACCTAAACTACTTGACTCTTGTATTGATTTTCCTANTTTTTCTATCTCTAATTTTATTTTTTTGTCTTCATCAGGTTTTCTTACTTCAAATTCAGACGATAGATTGTTTATTTTCGGTAATGCCATAATTGTTAATCTTTGTTTTTAATCTTTGTTGCTTTGCCGTTTACATATATTGCAAACCACCCAGCNCCTGCCCCTACAACTACTGATACTAACCCTGCTTGTGCATTGTTAGGATTTTCTAGTGCCATAAACCAAGTTATAACTTCCATAAATGCCCAACCATAGGCAACCATCATAAGTCTTGGTACCATTCTATAATTTGATATTAATTCTGGTATTTCAATCTCTATGAAATGCCATAGTTGTTTTACAGCATATTTAAAACCTGTCCAACCACTATTTAATAAATTGTTAAAATTCCACATAAATTATCCTTTTATTTTATTTTGTTCTTGTCTTTTTCTCTCGTTTTCTTCTTTAACATATCGTATCAGCAATGATACATATACATCTCTTTCCCACGGTAACATAGCCTCAATCTCGCTTAGCGAATACTTATGATGGTGCATAAGTGCAAAGTTAATTTCAAAAAACGCCTCTAGGCTGTTGTGGGAGAGGCCAATCCGAAAAAATCTTGCAACCCGCTGAAGGTGACGGTACTTTCTACACCTGTCTTCGGGTTCTTCACTTTGGTCACGTGCCTTAACTTCGGCATTGTGTCAAAGAATTTTCTTATTTTAGAAAATTGATCTTGTGATAGGTTTTCAAAAAACTCTTTTAGTTCTTCTTGTGTTGATTCAGATGTAGGGTAATTCTTTTCACCCTCATAAATGTAATCAACGCAACCTATAATTAATTTTAAAATATCTGCGTATTTAAGTGCCTTGATACCTTGTGTATCATATAACACTTTCATATTAGGATATTTCATCATCACACCTAATTTTCTTTTTTCATCTAGCAAAACATCATTAGTGTGTGCGTCATCTACTTGCACCTCAACTTTTGATATATCAACTTCTATGTCGCCATAGGTTTTACTATCGTCTGGACAAATAATTTTAAACTTTGCAACTTCTCCTACAGATTTTGCCCTAACTTGTAGGAAAATATATTCTACATCAAATGTAGGCAATTGCTCTACATCTATTTTNTTAAATGTAACAGCAGTCAAAATATCTTTTGTTGCTTGTTGCATTTGGTTTTCATCACCTGATTCAAGTGCCATATATAAAACTTTTTCCTCTTTTACTAGAAAAGGTCTATATTGNACCTTCATATCTGTTGATGGTAAAGTCAACTCAAATCTCGGTGTTTCAACTATTGGTAACGCCATTATAACTCCTTATTATATTTAAATATTTAGTGGTGGTATTTTAAATGGTGGAAATACTCTTCCGCCAGTTACTCTACCTANAGGTACTCGTCTTCTTAAATCGTTGAGTACATCTCTACCTGCCCTTCTCAATTCAGGTGGCAATTTATTTATTAAACTACCAAAAATTCCTCTATTGTTCTTAATTTCAGGTATCCTACCNATAGGACTACCTAATTCTATATTACCTTGTTGGTCTATAAAGTAATTAATCCAGTATCTAAATGAAAAATCTACATCTATTGTTTGAACATTATTAGTATCGTGGGAATAATCTATTGCACCTATTTTAGTAGGATANCAATCTATTAATTGTACGCCATAGGTTACATCATCCCGNTCTTGTCTGCTAGCAAATTGACCTAATTGAAATATGTTTAGGTTAGAAACATAGTTATCATAATAGTTTGTGTTAAATGTTTCAGATGTTGACATAGCGGCTTTCTGCCATAATTCAAAATAACTTCTTTCTCTCATAAACTTATCAGCATAAAATGTTGCTGATATAGGTGCTGATTTCATATCATATACAAAATTTCTAGCAGGTGCATTNCCGTGTCTAACTTCTTTTGTTGTCATTTCTCTTTCAGGCATACTAATAGAAGAACAAAATGCTCTTACTCGTCTACCATTTGCCTGTTGTACGGCAAGTAAATCTTTTTGTGTAGGAAATGCTTGTTTCTCTAATGCTGCTGATGATGTGTCTTCAAAACCTTCTGAAAATAAAGCACCATCTGATATACCTTTAGGTAAACTAAACTCAGCATAAAATCTTGCCTTTCTAGCAAAACCTTCTGCCTCATTTACATAAGATTGAAAACGACCTATTGTTGTTGCAGGATTACTACCTTGTCTTCTTTGTAATCTTTTATCTCCCGCTACATCATCTAGCGATCTATCTCGTGGTATACCGATACGAACATCATAACCACCAATTCTTTTTCCGCCTCTTAATATTGCCATTAGTATGGACTCCCTTTTCTAAATTGTGCCACAGGTAAATAAACTGATAACGCAGCCTTGTCATAATCTATTCTTAAAAAACTTGATCTCACGTGAGACCACAAATATTTCTTAATTGTATTTTTTACCAATGGTAAATTCTTAACCCTATTATAACTGACATCAAATCTATTTCTACTTGACACTTCGTTTCTTATAGAAAATCTTTGTAATCTTTCTAACAANGTAAATCTAGCACCAGGTCTTAAATAATGAAAATTAATGCCTGCAAATCCACCTGGTATTCTTTCAATAGGTAATACTAGAGGAAATGTATCATAGTATGGTAATGTCTTCTTATATTTAGGGTCATAAAAGAACATATTTAAACGACCAATACTAGGTCTACCGTTTAGTTTACCTTGACTCATTAATCTTCTTGCTGATACTCTATCTGCGATTGAGGATACTGCATTCCGATACCAAGCAGATGATTTTCTGACACCTGCTGCTTTATCTACTAATGGGTCTAATATACTAGGCATATGCTATATTTATGCTTAAAAAAGGGCACTTTAGTTACCTAAAGCGCCCTAAAAGTATTTACCAAGAGAGAGAGTATTACTCGTCCTCTGCTAATTTACTAAAATATGACATTGTATCGTCATCTTCACTAGCAACTGGACTTTCATTTATACTTTTTGCTGAACCGTTAGTTGAAGGCGGGAGGTCTGCAACAGCAACGGTTTCAGTTTTTCTAGCACCCGATAACACCCTATTCAGTTTCTCTTTGAGTTCGTCATAGGTTTTAAAATTATCAGCCGCTAAAAACGGTTTTAAAGCGTGTTGTGTTGACCAGACAGATTTAATCTTCTCGTCATTATCAGCAAGTGCTGACACGCTTTCAAATTCAGATTTGTCATAGTTCCAATAACCATCAACTTTTCTGATTTTTAATTTGAAGTTTGCACCTTTCCAGAAGTCAAACGGATTGATTGCCGCCTCGTCTTCAAAAGCAGGTTGCATTGCTTCAGTTATCTTATCAAATATCTTTTTACCAAATTTGTATAAGAACACTTTGCCTTCGTTCTCTGGATGTTTAGGATCAGACACCACTAGAATATTTGAGTAGTAAGATAATTTTCTTTTTCTCTTTCTAGCAATTTCTTTATCACTATCAACACCTGTATTCCAAAGTCTTGTGTTTTCTTCACTAACAGGATCTTTTTGATTTAAAGTTGTTAATGAGTTTTCAATATACCAACCACCTGGTCCTTGGAAAGCGTGAGACCATACTCTTTGCCAAGGCAAGTCTTCGCCTGACACAGCAGGTAAAAATCTAATAACAGCATAACCGTTACCAGTTTTATCTAACTCTGGTTTCCAAAATCTGTCGTCTTGGTATTTGTTTTTATTTGATTGATCCTCAGGATTGAGGTTCGATTCAAGTGCCTTTGTAAGTTTATCAAAATTACTTGATGATGATTTTAAAGTTTCAAAATCCATATTCGTATTCTCCTATATTTTTATATTCGTTGTATTTGTGTTCCCTATATAATCGGGATCATTATTATTTAGTAGAGTTTTTCTTCCACTTTTCATAATCTTTTCGCCATTCACTAGCAGATTT